AGAAAGAATGTATTATAAATGAATAGTCAAAGAGAACCTTATTATGATTATATGTTAAGAAGAACAAGAGAAGAAAACGAAAAGGTAATTATGGAAAACGCAAAAAGAATGATATGGGTAACCTTTAGAAAAGAAGGTATTCACAAGTATCCTGCGGCACTGGACGATCCAGCACTTGCTACAGGTGATGAATATGATGTTAGTTTTTTGGGATATCCCCACAGACACATATTTCATTTTAAAGTAGGTATCACTGTAACACACAACGACAGAGATATAGAATTTATTCAATTTAAACGTTGGCTAGAAAAACTTTATCAGGAGAAGACACTTGAACTAGATTATAAGAGTTGTGAAATGATGAGTGATGATTTATATAAACAAATTATCGCAAAACACCCAGGCCGTGAAGTCCATATTGACGTAAGTGAAGATGGAGAAAACGGTGCACACATTGAGTACTATGCAAAGTAAAAAAGGAGATAACATTGTCTTACCTTGCACAACGTCCAGAGATTGTAAAAATCTTTGATGATCTCGATTCCTTCCGTGACTTTTGTCGATTTGAAGGGTTTAAATTTAACGAAAAATTCCTTTACAAAAGGGAAACAAGAGAGTGGAGGGCGTACGAAGGTCGTAACAATCCACGGAAAGCGAAACAACGTGTTCACAAGAACCGTAACTTTAAAAACCGAGGACCAAAGCGATAGAGGTCCATACCTAACTGATAAATTTGGAAATTCAGTAGAAGGTGGTGCATTAAATGCAAATTATACGACCGTAGATGCAGTCGCCAAAGTGAGTAATACACTAGGCAATCATGGCTACGTTTACGGTCGTGATTTTATTTGGCAAGATCAAGGCTATACAGACAGCATGGATGATGCTATAATATTTGAATATAACGACTTAAGAATACTAACAATATTAGGATTAACAAATGGCTAGAATATGGTTAATAGATATAGAAAGTGTAGAAACACGCTACACTAAACAATGGAAAACTTTCTTTCCTGCATTACTACGTAAGAATAATCACGAAGTATTTGTTGTAGAAGGTCCAACAGATATTCCTAATGCTACAACTCCAGGTGCTTTTTTGAACTTTGGTGGTACTAATATTTACAAAGCAAATCAAATAGAACAAATTAGTAGAGCATTTACAACAGGCAAAGTACACGAAGGTGATCATATTATCTTTACAGATGCTTGGCATCCTGGTATCACTAATATTAAGTATATGAGTGAACTACTTGGCATTAAAGTTATAACACATGCACTTTGGCATGCTGGTTCATATGACCCACAAGACTTTTTAGGTAGACTTATTAACAATGCACCGTGGGTAAGACATGCAGAGAAAAGTTTCTTTCACAGTTATGATCATAATTACTTTGCAACAGACTTTCATGTAAAGTTGTTCTTTGATGAATTACTTTTAGATGGCAACAACGAACCTACAGACATGTATAACGAAGCATACAACAATAGATTCAATAACGGAAAGATTGTACGTTGCGGTTGGCCTATGGAATATGTACGCAAAGAATTAGAAGCATTTAAAGGTATGACGAAACGTAATTTAATTTTGTTTCCGCACAGAGTTGCTCCAGAAAAACAACCTGAGATATTTTTAGATTTAAAAGACACACTTACACAATATGAATTTGAAATTTGTATGGATAAAAACTATTCAAAACAAGAATACTATAACGCACTAGGAGAAGCAAAACTTGTCTTTAGTGCTAACCTACAAGAAACACTAGGTATTAGTTGGTACGAAGGTGCTTTGGTCGGCACCTTGCCTATGGTTCCAGATCGTTTAAGTTACACTGAAATGGACAATACAGGCAAGTTCTTATACCCAAGCGAATGGACAGAATCGTTTGTTTCGTATAAAGAACACAAAGATGAGATAGTTGCACGTATAATTGACTATATGGAAAATTATAACAACTACCTTGTTGACCTAAATAAACTTGCTACTCAATTAAATGACAACTATTTTAGTTGCAAAAACTTACTTGAGAAGTTACAATAAAGAGGCAATCCACTGCCTAAACATCGGAGAAATAAATGAGTAAAAGTGAAGAAATAAAAGCAAAGTTAGAACAAGAAGGCGTAAGGTATTGGGCTAACGATAACATTGCTGATTACATTGAAGAAGGTGATAAGCAACAGTTAATCGATGAAGCAATACCTGCTTTTGAAAATGTATTACAAAAATTATTAATTGATACTAAAACAGATCCCAACAGTATGGATACTGCAAGACGTATGGCTAAAATGTACATCAATGAGATTATGGCAGGACGTTACGATCCAATGCCTAACCCAAGTGCATTTCCTAACTATATTGAAGGCGGTTATGAAGGTATGTTAGTAGTGCGAAGTGAACTTACAAGTTTGTGTTCGCATCATCACCAGACAGTAAAAGGTGTAGCATACATTGGTATCATTGCAGGACCTAAACTACTAGGCTTGAGTAAGTATACACGTATTGCACAATGGTGTGCTACAAGAGGTACACTACAAGAAGAACTGAATGTTATGATTGCAAACGCAATACAAGAACAAACAGGTAGTGAACACGTAGGTGTATATGTACAAGCAACACATGGTTGTTGTGAGAACAGGGGTATTAGAGCCCACAGTTCATTAACACAAACTACAGTGTTACGTGGTGCGTTTAAAGACGATCCTGCAACTAAAAAAGAATTTATTGATAACGTTAAACTGCAACAACAGTTTGCATGTTAGTCGTTATCTATAAAGAGTTTAACACAAATATTTGTGTTAAAAGGTGCATGGCACCAAAATAAAGGAGGAACTAATGTTCACAAAACTTTTACACGGTGTCGATAAGGCACTTGTAACTAAACTAGTTATTTTGCATACACTTGTTATTGCTGTATCAAACTACCTAGTTACAATTAGATTTGATTTATTTCCAGGTGCTGAATTGCCCTTGTTTGGATCATTTCCACTAGCGGCGGCGGCATTTACATTTCCGATCGTTGTTGTAGCAACTGACCTTACAGTACGTATGGTTGGTAAAGAAGCAGGAAGAGCCGTTGTAGCAATGGCAATTATTCCGGCTATCGTTGCATCGGTACTTGTGCTATTAGCACTAGGTGACGAACATGCATACAGAGTAGGTTTAGCAAGTGGTACTGCATACGCAATTGGTACTATGCTTGACGTATATGTTTTCCAAGCAATTAGAGAACGCTCAAATGCATGGTGGGCGGCACCGGCACTTTCAACTATTGTCGCAAATGTAATTGACACATACTCATTCTTTTATGTGGCGTTTGCAGGATCGTTGGATGCAGAAGGTAACATGTCTTGGATTGGTGCTAACTGGCACATTGTTGCACAGAACAACACACTGACTAAGATTGTCGTAGGTTTGGTAGTATTCCTACCAGCATACGGTATTTTGTTAAAATACCTTAACGGTAAACTTACTGATAAGAAGTCAGCAAGTTAATTGTTTTAGTATAGTGGGGGAGAAATCCCCCACTTTTCTATATTGGAGATTCTTAAATGAATGACGATGATTACACATTTACATTAAGTGATACTGACATGTCTTCTAACGTTACGTATTCTGTTAGTGATACTTACGATACATCAATGTCGATTTCCGGAGTGTGCCTAGATAATATTACACTAGATACAAGTAGTTGGGAAGATAAACTTGATAATTATGAGATGATTGATTTGGACTTATTAGAAAAGTATCCGACTGCAAAATCTCTTTACAAACAGTTCATAAACGTGTATAATATGTGTAAAGTTAATGAAGAAATGGAAGAATAAATGTTTAGTAAGATAATGGACAAACTAGGTAGACGTAGAGTGATTACTGATCGCTCAGGAAAAGTACCTTATTTGATTAGATATTATCTATTCTTAAAAGAAAGAAAAAACTTTCCATTTAATATTACACTTCATAAAGTTCTTGTAAGTGATGAACCTGTGTTACATGATCATCCATGGAGTTGGGGTGCTATTATTTTAAAAGGCGGGTATTGGGAATATGTTCCAGTATTTGCAAAAGAAGGACATGTATGCGGTGCAACTGCAAAATGGCGTGGCCCTGGACATATTAGATTTAGAAAGGCAAGTGACTTACATTGGTTAGAACTTGCTAAAGACAAAGACGGAAACGAACTACCATGCACAAGCATATTCTTTATGGGAAAGAAACAAAAAGAATGGGGCTTTATGCGTTGGGTAAAACATACTGGATACAGATGGGTTCATAATGAGGAGTATTTAAATGAACGAGGTTAATGTGGAAACATATGAAGAATTAAAAGAGTCAACAATAACAAAACTTAAACAAGGTGAAGTTATTGTAACATTTACAAAAATAAACGGTGACAAAAGAGTAATGACGTGTACACTTGAAGAAGGTGTTATTCCTCCAGCAACTAAAGATGATACTGCTAGTCAAAAGAAAGTCCGTTCTATTAGTGAAGAAACACAAATAGTATGGGATACTAATGCTAAAGGTTGGCGTAGTTTTAGATGGGCAAACGTAACTGATGTAGAAACTAATGCATAGATTGTTTGCTATTGCTATTATTTTACTATGCTCAGGTTGTTCTACAACTGTAGCAGTAGTCGATGTAGCAACATCAACGGCAATTTATGCAGGAAAAACAGTAGTAAACACAGTAGACGCTATTACTCCTGATATTATAAACAAGGATTAAACATGATTAAAAAACATTATTACAGTTGGTCAGACGTAGAAAAAATGTGTGTTAGCATTGTAAACCAAATGTACAAAGAAAATTGGAAACCTGATTACATTGTAGGAATTACAAGAGGCGGTAATGTACCTGCTACTATTATTAGTAACATGACAGGCATACGTTGCGAATCATTTAAAGTAAGTTTACGTGATGGCGAATCAGGTAAGACTGGCGATAGCATGTTATGGATGAGCGAAGATGCATATGGTTATGATGACGAAGGTTCGTACAATGCTGAAATGGGTCAATTTAAAAATAACCCTGAACAAGAAAGAAAAATTCTTATTGTAGATGACATCAACGACACTGGTGCTACATTTAACTGGATTAAAAAAGATTGGCAAGCAAGTTGTTTGCCTGATAGTCCTTTATGGAATCAAATTTGGGGAGACAACGTTAAGTTTGCTACACTAACAGAAAATTTAGCAAGTGAGTTTGATCAAGTATCTTATTACTGTCATGAGGTTAACAAAGCAGAAGAGGATGTTTGGTTAGTATATCCTTGGGAAAACGTAGGAGAATACTAATGGCTAAAGAAAAACAACCAGCACAACCACAAAATATTGAATCAAACGGTATCTATGTTTTAATGGATCAAATTAATCATGCAACTTGTCGAGAAGCAATTAAGTGGATAATGAATCACAACCTAAGCGATAATCCGTTACCACAATTAACAATTATTATAAATTCACCAGGCGGTGATGTTCATGCCGCTTTTGCATTAATTGATACTATGAAAGCAAGTAATATTCCTATTAAAACTGTTGGATTAGGATTAATTGCTTCCTGTGGATTTTTAATCTTTATAGCAGGGAAAAAAGGTAAACGTATTCTTACACCTAATACTGCAATCCTTTCACATCAATACAGTTGGGGTAGTAAAGGAAAAGAACATGAGTTATATGCTCGTGTAAAAGAATTTGAATTAAGCACACAACGTATGATAGATCATTATAAAAAATGTCTTGGTATGACAGAGGCTAAAATTAAAGAAATTTTACTTCCACCACAAGACGTTTGGTTAAGTGCTACTGAAGCCAAGAAATTAAAAATATGTGATAAAATAGAGGAGTTATACTAATGAATGATAAATTTGACGGACCACTTGTAAGTGCATTTCAAACTGAACCTACAGGAGTAATTAAACAAGAATTAATTACATATCGTATTAAAGATGGAATGTTGCGTAAAGAAATAACATCACGTAAATTTAATTTAGATCAAACAGACTGGCACGATAGTATGACAGTAGATCCTATGTTTAAGATCAGCGAGGAATAAAACGTTGGCAACACTACAAGAAAAAGAACACACACTAGAAACTATTAAAGGTCCTAGATTTTATCGTATCATGCTTAACGGATACGGTGGCGAACATGTGTACGGAACATTAACTCAAGAACAGTATGATTTTTGGAAGCCTGTTGTAGAAGAACACGGTGATAGTGATTTGTGTAATTATGCACTTAATGCCGAAGAAGGTGAATTTGATTTTGATAATATTGACGAAGTTCCGCCAAATGCAGACTTTTTAATGAGTGAAGGTTCTGATGGAAAATCGTGGCGTAGTAATTGGTTTGAAATGCCAACTGAATTCGAACATATTAATAATGTTTCAGTAGACAGTGCTTACCTTACTGTAGACGAAGTTAGTGATGCTGATTATTCTGCACAACATATTAGAGAGGTTATCGAAGGAGAAGATTTAAATGAATGGGCTAATAAAATTAGTGAAGACACTAATTATGAAATTGAAGTTATGGAACCCCAAGACGATTCTTACCCAGAAAAAGGAACACACATCGTCCAAATGCTATCAATCGAGAAAGGTACGTTTTTTGAAGGAATAGTAGAGACTATAGGTGACTTTGATCCTACAAAATTAAGAATACAATCATATGAACTGCCTAACGGTGAAGATACTGTATCAGGAGTTTACTATGACGGCGAAGAACTAGACAACTATGGCGGTGATACTAACGGCAAAGGATATACTGCGGCAGTATGGACACAGGAGTTTTAATGACTGATACTTTAGAAAACGCACAAGCAGAAGGTAGAGCACCTTGGACTAACGTTGAAATTGACACACGTGAGTTTGTTGTCTACAATGATATCTATCCTGTTACTGAAGGACATACACTAGTAGTACCTAAAGTAAACACAGAAGAAGCAATTTTAAAATGTTTTAAGTTTGCTAATTCAATGGGCAATGATAATATTAAATCAAGCAACAACATTACAGGTTATAATGTAGGCATTAATATGGGTAAGAGTGCAGGACAAACTTGCATGTACCCACATGTACATTTAATTTTTCGTAGAGATGGAGATATGATTGATCCTGCAGGCGGAATTCGTGGTGTTATTCCGGAAAAACAGAAGTATTCCAAAAAAGATAACAGTCAAATGGACATAGAAGATGTTATTAACGGTTGACAAAAACCTAAATACACACTATAATTATATGAAAGAGGTTAAACAAATGACTGAGAAGAAGTATTATTACTCTGAAATATTCTATAGTATTCAAGGAGAAGGACATTATACAGGTGTTCCTACTGCTTGGATAAGATTCTTTTTGTGTAATTTACAATGTAACGGATTTGGACAATTAGATCCTACTAATCCTGATACATATGAATTACCGTTTGAAGACTTTGATGTAGACAGTGTCAAACGTGTTGAAGACCTTCCTGTATGGGAAAAAGGTTGTGATAGTAGTTACACTTGGGCAAAGAAGTTTAAGAAACTGATGGGTCATGAAACACCTAGTACACTTGCTAATAAAATTGTAGATTGTATAAAGAATGATAGTAACCCAGAAGGAAAGTTTTTACATCCTGTAAGTAACACTCGACAACATCTGTGTTTTACAGGTGGTGAACCTTTAATGATAACAGGACAACAAGCAGTAGTAGGAATATATAACGAATTAAAAAGACAAGATAATTTGCCTGGTAGCATGACATTTGAAACAAATGGTACACAAAAATTACGTCCTGAATTTATTGAATGGGCAAACAGTATTGATACAGAAATATTTTTTAGTTGTAGTCCTAAATTATTTACAGTGTCAGGTGAAAAGCCTGAGAAAGCAATTAAGCCTGAATTAGTTGCAGAATATGCAAAGGTAAGTAGTAAAGGACAACTTAAATTTGTTGTAGGTGATAAAGATCGAGAATGGAATGAAATGGAAGAAGCAGTTGCAAAGTTTAGAGATGCAGGTGTTGATTGGCCAGTATGGATTATGCCTACAGGTGCAAGGGAAGAAGAACAAACTTCTGGTGCAGGCAAGGTAGCAGAAAAGGCATTTAAAAGAGGTTATAACGTGGCGGCAAGAGTACATGTATACTTGTTCGGCAATGCTATAGGAACATGATTAAAGACAAATTAAAAGTTATCTGGTTTAACGCAGAAGACAAAGCAGTTGAATGGAGTAAAACAAACTTATTCAGCGGACTGGCTAAACTTCTGCATACATTTATTTTACTAGTGTTTACTATTACTTTTTTTGTAGTTTACTCTATAATAGATCTATTTGTTTTTTTAAAAGACAAATTTAACAAAGAAGATAAAGATGTTGTCACACAAACTATTGCTCCTGAGAGTGATATAAAGTATGAGGACATCGACGGTATAAGTGAAAAGCCGGAAGATAAACTAGATAAGATAAGGAGACACATGTAATGAACAAGGAGATAGAATGTTAGATAAACTAAAAAATATGTTTAATAAAAACAAGATCCCTGCTACAGTATCTAAAGAAAAAAGTACAGATGCTAAAGCAGAAGCAACAAAAAAGAAAGAAGCATACGTAACTGTTCTTAATGTTGAAATGAAGGATAACAATCCACGTAACGGGTTTTTTGAACTTGACTGGAATGAATACTTTATTAAAGAACTAAGAATAAACGGATACAACGGTTCAACAGAAGAAGAAATTGTAGATGCATGGTTTAAAGAACTTTGTGGTAATGTAGCACAAAGTGATGGTGTTGCTAGTGAAGAAAAACCAATGGGTGCAGGATACATTAACACAAAGAAGATTAGCGACGATAAGACAGAGATTAGTTAATGGACCAACAAGGGGAAATTGTAGGGTTGTTTCCTAATGTTCTAGCACGTAAAGTTTGGAATGAAGGAAATAAGTTCAATTTGGATATGAAACATCTGTTTTATCAAATTGAAAAGAAATTTCCTATGGATAGTACATCTTTTAACTTGACAGATCACTACTATACCAGTTATAATAAAGTATTAGACAAACAATTAATAGAATATGATGAAATGAAACCTTTTGTAAATTTTTTATCTGACAATGTTAGAAACCTTAACGACTTTATGGGTTTTACAAAAGAACATAAATTCACTATTAAAGACATGTGGTTTGCTATTAACAGAAAAGGCAGTTACCACGAAACGCACACACATACTCCTAGTATTTGGAGTGGTGTGTATTATGTAGAAGCACACGAAGATGATGCTTCATTAAACTTTTTTAGTCCTGCGATATCAGACAATCATTGGGCTAGTAATGTAATAAACGAATACAATGACTTTAATACAACACAAGTTAGTTTTAAGCCTAGTACAAGTATGTTAAACATCTTTCCTGGTTATTTAAAGCATAGTGTTGCACAACAAAGACATGAACGTGATAGAATTGCAGTTAGTTTTAATATTGTATAAGGAAATGATATGGATAAAGTAAAGTTTAAAAAAGAAGATCGCAAAGCAGAGATAGTTGAAGAAACACATTACATAGTTAAAATGTATGTAGGTGAAGAATTAGTAGAAGAACGCCCAATAGTAGGACACAGTAAAAGATATGCAGAAGACTGTGCTGAAAATTGGATAAATGGTATAATTTAAGTTAGGAGAATACATGACATATATTTTAGTAGATACTGCAAACACTTTTTTCCGTGCTAGACACGCCGTAAGAGGTGATGCTGATGTTAAGATTGGCATGGCTTTACACACAACATTACAAAGCATACGTAAAGCATGGCAAGACTTTAATGGCAGTCATGTTGTCTTTTGTTTAGAAGGACGTAGTTGGCGTAAAGACTATTACGAACCTTACAAGCGTAATAGACAAGTTGCTCGTGATGCTCTTACAGTTTCACAACAAGAAGAAGAAAAAGTATTTTGGGAAACATTTGATGACTTTAAAGACTTCTTAACTAATAAAACAAATTGTACTGTATTACAACACAAACAACTAGAAGCAGATGACTTAATTGCTGGTTGGATACAATCACACCCTAACGATGATCATGTTATTATTAGTACTGATGGTGACTTTGCACAACTTATTGCACCCAATGTAAAACAATATAACGGTGTACAAAAAGTAACAATAACACACGAAGGCTACTTTGATGAAAAAGGCAAAGAAGTTATAGATAAGAAAACTAAACAATCTAAAGGTGCACCTGATCCGCAATGGTTATTGTTTGAAAAGTGTATGCGTGGCGATACTAGTGACAATGTGTTTAGTGCGTTTCCGGGTGTTCGTAAAAAAGGCACTAAGAATAAAGTAGGCTTGTTAGAAGCATTTGAAGATAGAACAACTAAAGGTTTTAATTGGAATAATATGATGCTACAACGTTGGACTGATCACCTAGGTGAAGAACATCGTGTACTAGATGACTATACACGTAATGTTACATTATGTGACTTATCAGCACAACCGGACGACATTAGAAGTATTATTAATAAAAGTATTGAAGATGTAGAGCCTAAAGAAGTTAGTCAAGTTGGTATTCGTTTAATTAAGTTTGCGAATAGTTATGAACTTAATAAAATTACAGAACAAGCAGAAACATTTGCTAAACCATTAAATGCAAGATACGGAGGTTAATATGACAAAAGAAAAAGAACTCGAAGCAAAACAGTTAGTACCTAATAAGTTTTGGATAGTACAAAACTATGGACAAAAAGTAGGAACACTACAAAAGAACAAAGAAGGTTATATTCTTGTTACACACAAAGATAAAATTCATTTTGAAGATGTAGAAAAAGTATATGATGCATTTGGAAAAGACTTTTTTGAACATACTGCTACAAAGAAAATTAAAAATAGTAAGGTAATGGAAGTGCATGGATTTCCTACAAGCACACAAGCATGGAACCCGTTGCTAGATGTACAAAACAATCTACCTCTTTATAGTAAAAGTAGAAAATCTAAAAGTTTATATTGTGCAGGTTACTATACAATTAGATTTGCTAAAGGTTGGGTAAAAAGTTTTTGTCCTAAACTTATAACACTACAACGTTATGATTACAAAGGCCCGTTTACAACAGAATTAGAAATGCGTCAGGTATTATCAAATGTCTCGAAATCCAGTTAATACTATTCCAATAGAAAACTTTTTGCAGAAGGCAAGGATTGCAACTAAGACTCAACAACGTGAACTTAAATTAGATTCTAAAGAATATAAAGACTTGTCAGATAGTATAGCAATATTAATGACAAGGCTTGTAGAACTACAGGATAAACGTCTACAACAACCACAAGACGTAAGTGTAGATATAAAAATGGACGGCGGAAACTTCTAAAAAACGATAAATATATACGTAGTTAACTAAAAGGAATTGCGTATAATGAGTAGACCTAAACCTAAAATTTTGTTAGAATTTACTGACAAGAACACATACCGTAGAGAAGAAGTCCTGTATGCAGAAGCAACATGGGCAATCTTCTATCAGGGCAAACCTTTTAATCTTAAAAGTTCAAATTCAATTTCTCCCACTCCAGGACCTAAGTATAAAAAGACTTCTTTTGCAAATCCAGGACATGCACTTAATTTGGCTAAGAAACTAAACTCTACATTTAAAACCACAGAGTTTGAAGTTTACAAGTTAACTAAAGGCGATAAAATCGCATAATGGATATTAAAGAAGCATACACTAAAACTTTTATGATCTCCGCAGGACAAGAAGATATACCTGCTACTGAGATTAAGAAGAACTATATGCTTTGGTGGCAGAACACACGTATGAAAGGTGACAGTGGATTACGATTAACTAAAGACGGTTTTGATTATGCTGTCGATCATGCAGATTTAGCCACATATGAAATAAAATTTCCTAACGAAATAAAGTTTACTCCACAAGTATTCTTATACTTAGATAACTTTATTGATTGCCCGTATTACGTTACAAAGAAAAGAATATACGTATTCAGCGAAAAAATGGGGTTACAACTTATGATGTTTGCTGGAGATATCAAACAATACGGCCTTGCTCGTGCTATGGCACAAGAACTAGACGACTAATCATTCATTTTGGACAGTTTTTTTAATAAAAAAGTGGAATAACCGGTTGACTTTTTGCTAGTTGAGTGTATTATAGTATTATAGTTAGAAACAAAAGGAGCATAGCAAAATGGCACAAACAACAGAAGCACGTACAGTTACACCAAACGAAGCGAAATCAGCAGTACAACACGCAATGAAATTGAAGCGTCCTATCTTTATGTGGGGACCTCCAGGCATTGGTAAATCAGATATTATGGCACAGATTAATGGGTCATTAGATAATTCACATTTGATAGATATTAGACTATCACTTTGGGAGCCTACAGATATTAAGGGTATACCTTACTACTCTGCAAACGACAATGTAATGGCGTGGGCACCACCAGCAGAACTTCCAACAGAAGAATTTGCATCACAATTTAAAAGTATCGTTCTTTTCTTAGATGAAATGAACTCTGCGGCTCCGGCAGTACAAGCGGCGGCATATCAACTTATTCTAAATCGTAAAGTTGGTACATACAAACTTCCAGACAATGTTGTAATTGTTGCGGCAGGTAACCGTGAAACTGATAAGGGTGTTACTTATCGTATGCCGGCACCACTTGCTAACAGGTTTGTACACTTAGAATTACGTGTTGACTTTGAAGACTGGTTGACATGGGCTACAGAACATAAAATCCACGCAGACGTTGTGGGTTACTTGACTTTTGCAAAGCAAGATCTATATGATTTTGATCCTAAGTCAAGTTCAAGAGCATTCGCAACTCCACGTTCTTGGAGTTTCGTAAGCGAACTTCTCGATGATAACTTGCAA